TTGATAAAACTGGCATGGATGGTATTGCCAATTCTATATGCACTCTTACTGATAATAATGGTGGGGCATATGAATATGTTAGCTGTAATGCAGCAATTATTGACAATAGTAGCGAAAATATATTTAGATTTTTTGTTCTAAAAGACAGTGATACATCAAGATTTCCAGAATTTCAATGCTTGTTACAAGGAGGCACAAACCAATATACTTACTACCAGCTTAATACTCAAACCGGTGCATTGAATATGCGGGCAGGTGTTGGCGCTAGTTCAGCAGAGTCAAATGATCTAGGCTCTTTTTGGGAAGTTATTGTATCAGTAACAAATAATTCAACAGGAAACAATTCTTCTCTAATAAATATATATCCTGCGGTGGCATATACATTTGGGTTAGCCCAATCATCAGCGCAAGGCTCAATTGTTGTCAGCAACGCAGAAATCCACCTAAACAAAACAATAGATGAAGTGCGCGGAACTGCTCCTGTGTTCACCAGTGGCACAGTGGAAACCCGTGATCAAGATGTGATAACTATCAACGACCTTGCAAACTGGGCACCGCTCAATGAAGCTGTTTTCATAGCAAAAACCACAGCGCCAACGCAAGACAGTTTAAAAGGTTCAACTATTCTTGTTGCCGGAGCAAGACACCTTGCTCATTTTGTAAATTCAGCAGGCACATCTCTATCACAAGGCGGCACTCCACTTGTGAGTTCAGTAATATTCCCAATCATTCCTGATAATGAGCCTTTGTTGATGTCGACAATAATCTCAGTATCGTTAGGGGTTATCTGCGTAGGATACTATAAGCCGAGTACCGGCTTATGGGAGTGGGACATAACACCCGGTGAAATTACTGATGGGCATCAGTTGACGGCTGATTTCTATGAGATGAAAACAACCAATAAAAGGGTTCAATCGGGTATTTTGATGTATGATGAATTGCCTTATGGTTTTGACACAGCACTTGCAGATGTGCAGCAATGGGTAGAGGATAATGCAGAGTCCGAATTGTTAAGGTTTCAATCATAAAATGTTTTATAGAATTTGTTTAATGAGGGACAAAAAATGGCAACTGTAACAGTAACACAAGCCTATGCCACAGCAGTAGAGTCAGATACGTATCTTGCCCTTCATGAAGATTGGTTGGATTTAGATACTGAAGTCAAAGATGATGCCCTTTTATGGGGTAGATATTATATTGATGCTAACTTTGATTGCACCATTGATGCTGATGACATACCTGATGAAATGAAGTTTGCAAACTCACTGTTAGGGTATGATTACTATGTTCAGGGTGATCTATTTTTTGACAATCAAAGTGATATTTTGAGGAAGATGGTTAAGGCCGGGACTGTTGAAACCGAGACCGAATACTCAAAAGGACAGACAGATAAGCCAAATTCGTTATCAAAAGTAGTATCAATCTTGGCTGATATATGTAATAATATACAAGGTTCGCTAACCAGAGTTTGATGACGTGGGATTGTATAACGACTTACAAACAGACCTAGCAAAAGCATTTGATAGTGACTTATCTGATGCGGTTATACCAATAAGTATTGTTTCAGAAACAGTATCTTCGTATGACCCTGTTCTTGGTCAGCAAGTCTCAACAAAGACAACTGTTGAGACAAGAGGTGTTGCAATCAAAGACGCTTTTGGTCAAGACCCTGATGATCCTTTGAAAGTTGGGTTCCTTAGTTTTCTGATTCTTGATAGTGAAAAGAAAGTTGATAAGTTTGAGATAGATATGGAGGTCACTGTCAGGGGCGAAAGTTATCTAATAGCTGGAGCTTCGCTAGACCCTGCATCTGCTGCTCACACTATTGTTTGTAGGAGAGCGCCATAATGCCTTCAGTTGGAAGCTTTGATGAACTTGGTAGGGCTATTATAGAAAATTTTGGTGACTATAAAAAAGAGCTTGCTACAGCCTTGTTTGAACATTTGATGACAACTACTCCAGTTAAAACTGGAACTCTAAGGGCAAATTGGAAACAAGCACCGGGCAAAACTGGTGGAACGTCTTTTATTCCTAATACTGGTCAAGATAGAGATATGCCACCCGCACTCAACCTTTCAAAATATATTAGAAACTGGTCTGTATATACAGTGTTTAATAATTCACCATATGTTGAAAAGGTCAATGATGGTTTAAGCGGTAATGAGCGTAATCAGAATTTTATAGGCAAAGCCATTGCGATGACTCATGCCGATATGGAAGGATATGTTAGTAGGTTAGGTGATTAATGCCTAGCCTTAATGGAACAAGAGAAGTTTTAGAAACCCTATTTATAGACGGATGGGCCGCAAAAACACCAATAAAATATGATAATGTTGTTTTTGACGATAATGGTATAAGTGAATTTGTTGACATGAAAATGATCAACTACACAACAAGAAATGTCAATATAGGTTCAGGAATAACAAAAAGAAAAAGACACACAGGTGTTTTTTCTATCAGAATTTTCACAAAACAGAACACAGGCACAGGGAAGGCATATTCGTATGCAGATGATATAGGGGTAATAATGGACAACTTTAAGGATACTAATATTTTAACGTATGCCTCAGAGTCAAGAAGGTCAGGAGAAGTCGAAGGCGGTCAGTATGTTTTAATTGTAGATGTACCTTACGTGTCTGACGAAACATAGCAAATAATCAATATTTTGGGAGATAGAAAATGGTAGCAAGTACAAATTATACCGACCTTGCCTATGACAAGGAAACTGTATTCGGTACAACCGATGCAACACCAACATTCACTTTATTGCCAACTACAGGTGGAAGCCCTTCAAACAATATTACAACTGCTGTCTCGGAGGTGATTCGATCTGATCGTCAAACTGATGATCTAGTTGTTGTTGATGGAGAGATTAACGGCGACATCAACTATGAGCTTTCTTATGCTCCTTATGAAGACTTTTTAGCATCTGTCTTGATGAACTCTACAACACGGTCAATCTCTTTGGCTACTGTTGCTAATGATGGTACTGGTGATAATACCATTCTCACCAAAACATCTATTGAGGATGACTGTAAGATTGGTGATGTTATCCGTATTGCATCTGCTACAGATAGCTCAATTAATGGTGAGTATGTTGTCATTGCAGAGGGATCCGGTGCAGTAACGATTTACCCAGCAACAGGGGCAACAGCAAGTCTTACTGATCTTTCTGTTGATGCATCCGAAATCAGGGTAAATGGTGCTGATGCAATTGAAGGCTACACTATCAGGAAGAAAGCAATTTCTGGTGTTAATGATTACTTCTGGTACTATAGAGGTTGTGCCATCAATAGCATGAACTTCAATTTCGCCACTGGTAGTATTCTCAATGGCTCAATTGGGATTGTTGGTCTTACTGAAGAAGCTAGGGATACGCCATTAACAGGTGAAACTGCTGATACTGCAACTCCAGCTTATAGCATCATGAACTCAGTAACCAGTGTTGGTGTTATACGTATTGGTGGTGCAACTCTTGGTTCTTGTTCATTCTCAAGTTTGGATTTGACTATCGATAATCAGATAAATGCTTCAAAATCTATTGGCACTTTGGGTGCTTGTGATCTTGCTGCATTTAGTTTGAATGTCTCAGCTAATGCTGAAGTTTATTTCAACAATCTTGATTTGTACAATAACTTCCTTAATGCCACGTCATTTGATATTACTATCATCTTGACTGATGGTGATGGGAATACTATTGGACTGAACATTCCAAAATGTAAATTTGAAACTCTTGATACTCCAATCTCAGGAAAAGATGCGTTCCTGATGCAGTCTGGAACCATCAAAGGTCTTAGAGATGCAACTGCGGATTACATGGTGAAGATTACTAGGATTGATGCCTAAAGACTTTAGCTCCGGCTAAGGATTGGTGGGGCCGTCTTCCTGTGGTCGGTCTTGCCTCTTATTAAAAAACTCACAGGAAACTATAATACACAGGAAATATTATGAAACTTACACCAGTTAGTGAAATAGCTGAAGTTGAAGGCTCTGATCTTGTTTATCGAGGAGCAACCCTTATTGTGGCAAGAGCTAATAATAAGAACTTCAAACGGATGTTTAGAGAGGTTTTAAAACCTCACAAAAAGGAGTTTGAAGACGGAAGAATGGATGACAATGTGGCAGAGGATTTGATGAATGGTTGCATTGCCAAAACTATTCTTGTTGGATGGTCTTCTTTTAAAGACGTTACTGGCAAAGAGTGGAAATATACTGTTCAAAACGCTGAAGCTTTACTTAAAGATGATAGGGACGCATTTGAAGCAATCACAGAATTCAGTGAAAATATTGACAACTATATTATTGAACAGGAGCAAGAAGTAAAGGAAAAATTGTCCGCCTAGAAGAATGGAGGCTTGAATATGGCGAACATATAGACACATTTATACAGCTAAGAAAACAAGGAGAAGAGACACCATTAGATCATGTGCCAGAAAAGGATGAATGGCACAATTGGTTCTCTGAAGCATACGGTGTCTTAGTTAATTCAAGGACGGAGTCAGGTAATATACCTTTGTCGGAGTTAAAGCTTTACGCAGATAATTTTGGATTGATTGGTACTTTTTCTGAATTTGTTGGTATTATTTATGCGATTAATGATCTTAATAATGCTGAGCTAGACAGAAGAAGGGAAAATACAATTAACGCAAATAAAATAAAATGACTGAATTCCGATCAAGTGTAGTTTTAGATGCACAGAAAGCAACGGCTTCTGCTATTGCTTTTGGTAAAGCTGTAAGAAAAACTTCTACAGTTCTTGAAGACTTTCAACAGAAAACATTAGCTGTGACCCAAGGTGGTTCGGCTAATGTTTTCAGAAAGTATGAAAACTCTGTTGGCAAACTTGATGTAAAATTGAGAAATGCTGTCGTTGGCCTTCATTCCATGAAAAAAGGAGTGACTGATGCTGGAAGAGAGCTTGCCAAGCTTGAAGCAAAAACAGATAAACTTGCTGGCACTGAATCGAAAAGAGCTTCAAATCTAAGAGAGACATTGGCTCTACAAAGACAAGCCTTGCCTTTGATGGTCAGCCTGAATAAGAAGTATGATGAGAATGCTCGTGTAGTAGCCAAGGCAAAAAGGATACGCAATGAGTTAAATCTTGTTGTTGCTTCAGGTTTGAAAACTAAAAAAGCAGCACTTATCATACTCAAGAAAGAAATGGATGCGTTGAGAAAATCAACAAAAGCATACAAGGATGCAGAAAAAGCTAGAAAAGCATCAGATGCAGCAAAAAAGAAGTCAGCCAAAGAAATAGAAATTGCTTTTAGAAAGGTCAATGCCCAAAGACAAAAAGAGGCGACAAAGCTTGATTCTTTACAAGCAAAATATAGCAAAGAGTATGCTGCAAAGAAAAAGATTGCTGCTGTTGAAAGAGAGTTAGGATTCCTTTATTCAAAAGGTAAAATAACTTCAGCACAAAGAATTACATTACTCAAAAAAGAAACAGCCGCAATTCACCTTTCAAGAAAAGCACAAGAGAAAAGAAACAGGGCTTATAACTTTTTCTCAGTTGTTGCTAGGCGAGTTAGTATTGCATCACGAACTTTGCTTGTTGGGTATCTTGCTGTAGCTGCTGTAAAAGGTTGGGTGAATATAGCAAAAACTGCTGAATCTCTTGACTTGATGAGGCAAAAACTAGAATTATTTACGGGTGATTCTGGAGCATTTGAAAAGTTCTACACAATGGCCCAAACAGTCGGGCTTAGACTAGAAGCTGCAAGCAAAATCATAACAAGATTTGCAGTTGTAACAAACAGAGCATTTAGCATTGAGACATTGAATGAGTGGGCTGCAACGCTTACAAAAAGTGCTAGAGCAACAGGCACATCAACTCAAGAGATGACTGGTGCTTTAATTCAGATCACTCAAGCGATGTCTGCTGGTAGGTTGATGGGTGATGAGTATAGATCAGTAACAGAGAACTTGCCACTGTTTACCGTTGCCTTGAGAGAGGTTTTTAAGAACACTGGATTATCTCTTAAAGAGCTTTCTTCACTAGGGTTGATAACAAATGACCGTTTAATTGATGGTTTTGGAAGACTCAAAGATATTATTGCTGAAATACCGGGAACAATTGGGACTGTTGAGGCAAGATTATCAATACTTGCTAACTCATGGGATAGGTTTATAGCAACATTTGCTGATACTAAACGGGTCAAAGATTATCTTGAAAATTCTGCCGGACTCCTTGACCTCCTTACAAGTTTGATGAAAGATGATCCTTTTGAGGAACAGGCAGCCAAAAGGATAAGAACGTTAAAGGGAATGGGGGCAGCGATTAATGAGTTTAACAAAACTGGTAAGATTACAAGATATAGAGATGAAGATAAAAAAAGATTTTTACGTGTAGACAGCGATAATGTTGAAAATAGGATTGCAGAATACGAGAAGCTACATGCTGCATATGTGAAGTTTGTGGATCAAATGGGTAAGACTGATAAGGAATTCAAAGAAAGTCAGCTTAAAGCAGAATCTGATGCTACGGCATTGGCAGAAAAAAAGATGGAAAAGCTTGAAGAAAGACAAAGAGAAATTGCAAGCTTGTCTGGGAATAAAAAAATAGCTGATCTTAAACGGATCTTGAAGTTAAGATTTGATAGTATTGATTCTCTGGCAGACAGAAGAGAGGAAGCGGGGACGAACACCGCAGAATGGATAAAATCTGACATTGAGTTAAAACTTGCACACGAGCAAAAGTTTCTGAAAGATTCGACAGACATATCTATAAAACTTATACATAAAAACGTTAAGTTCCAAAAGAGAAAGTTTGATAACAATGCGCAAGAATTACTTGACGAAAAGGTTTATGCCGGAACAGTTGTTTCAATAAGACAGAAACTTGCAAAAGATTTAAACAAGATAGATGTTGAAATTTTAACAGGAAAATCAGAAAATAGATTTGGTCAGGCTGTAGGTATAGTAGGCGGTAAGTCGGAAGCACAAGGCGAAGCAGAAAAGGCTTTATTGATACAAAAAGCAGAAGCTGGTGTTGCATTAGCATTAAAGAAAACAAGAGCAGAGCTTGCAAAATTAACTGCTGGCGGAAGAGGCACAACAGAATATGAAAAATATTTAGAGCGAGTTAACAATGCCAATGTCAGACAAGAAAATGCTCTTGTAAAAGTTAAAAAAGAATTTAGAGATGTTGGCAACTCTGTAGGTGAACTTGGTGAAACTTATGATCAAGCTACTGCTAGAGTAAACAAATTTTATGACCGTCAAAGAGCTGTCATAAAAGATGATTTGGCTAAAAAGTATGAGGTTCTTAACTCTAAAAGATTGGTTGCAATAAGAAGAGAAGGTGTTGCAACTGATGGTCTTGCC